TAGATAAAACCTCGCGCCTAAACCAAACTAGAATTAAATCCGAAAGGAAAAAAGTTTGGAAACAACCATCGAGCTTAGATGCGCCTCCAGCGCCAACAGGATTCAAACATAGATGGATCCGATTAGAAACACAAGGTTACCAAGACACAGGTAACGTTTCTAAAAGAGTGAGAGAGGGTTACGAATTTGTTCGTTCTGATGAATTAGAAGACGGACATGGTTACCCTGTAATCGCAGAAGGAAATCACGCTGGAATCATTGGAGTAGGTGGCCTTGCGCTGGCAAGGATACCGGAAGAAATAGTTGAGTCGCGTAATGAACACTTTAGACGAAAAACTAAAGATCAAATGAATGCGGTTGACAACGACCTTCTGAAGGAACAGCGACCTGAGATGCCTATGAGTATTGATAGATCATCACAGGTTAGTTTTGGAGGTAAAAAGAAATAATTCTTTTTACTAAATTGTTAACCCTAAAAAGGAAAAATAAATATGTCAAACCAAACAGGAAATACTGGTCTACAACCAGTAAGACTATTGGGTGGTACGCCATTTAACAATTCACAAAACAGGTATCGTATTTTAAAAAATTACGGCAAAGCAATATTCCAAGGTGATTTAGTAAAACTAAATGCCACTAACGGAACTATTAATGCTGTAGCTTCTTCTAATGACGTTCCAGTTGTGGGTGTGTTTAACGGTGTAAATTATACGGACCCGACTACACAAAAGCCGACGTATAAGAATTACTATCCAGGAACAGTATCTGCTAACGATATTATCGCAGCAGTTATTGATGATCCAAATGTAGTGTACTCTATTAATGCAGATGCAACTTTTGTTGTGGCAGATCTTTATGCTAACTACAAAATTAATCCAACTGCAGGAAGCACTACCTCAGGAAACTCAAGATTTAGTCTTGATGTTGCGACAGGCGACAGCTCTTCAACTTTTCAGTTGAAAGCAATCGACATTTCGCAAAACCCTGACAACTCTAATACAGCTGCACCATCAGGCGTAGATGTATTGGTTATTATTAACAACCATGCGTATCGTAGCGGTACGGTTGGTAACGACTAAACGGAGAATATAAACTATGGCTATATCACGAGCACAACTAGTTAAAGAACTAGAACCAGGTTTGAACGCTTTGTTTGGACTTGAGTACCAAAGGTACGAAAACGAGCATGCGGAGATCTTTACACAAGAATCATCTGACAGAGCTTTCGAAGAAGAAGTAATGCTATCAGGTTTTGGTAGTGCCCCAGTAAAATCAGAAGGTGCAGCAATTAATTTTGATACTGCGCAAGAAGCTTTTACAGCAAGGTACAATCATGAAACTATTGCTTTAGCATTTGCTATCACTGAAGAAGCAATTGAAGATAACTTGTATGACAGACTCGCTGCAAGATATACAAAAGCATTAGCAAGATCTATGGCTAATACTAAACAAGTTAAAGCTGCTGCTGTATTAAACAATGCATTCAGCACTTCTCAACTTGGTGGAGACGGAAAAGAGCTTTGCGCTACAGACCATCCATTAGTATCAGGTGGAACATTCAAAAATGAATTGTCTACAGCTGCTGACCTTAACGAAACATCATTAGAACAATCTTTGATTGACATTGCTGCTTTCGTTGACGAAAGAGGCTTAAAGATCGCTACTCAAGGTAGAAAATTAGTAATTCCTAAAGAATTACAATTTACCGCTGAAAGACTTATGAAGTCTGCAGGCAGAGTAGGAACTGCTGATAATGACATTAACGCTATCAAAAATATGGGAATGTTACCTGAAGGTTATGTAATTAATCATTTCTTAACTGACACAGATGCATTCTTTATTTTAACTGATGCGCCAAATGGCTTAAAGCATTTCGTTAGAGCTTCATTAAAAACAGCAATGGAAGGCGATTTCGACACTGGCAACATGAGATTTAAAGCTAGAGAGAGATATTCATTTGGATTCTCTGATCCTAGAGGAATCTTCGGTTCACCGGGAGCTGCGTAATCACTTACATTAAGTGTTTAATAAAAGGGCTGGGTCTATTGACCTGGCCCTTTTTATTTGGTAGAAATAAATCACTATACATTAACTTCTGATCTAGACGCGTATAGTCGACGGCCTAGAGACTAGATTGGAAAAACTAGGAGAATATAACTATGGCACTAACAACTTTTTCGGGTCCAGTCCGATCATTAGGTGGATTTATTGAGGCAACTCAAAATGAAACAACTGGAGAATTTACTAATCAGTTAATAATTTCTACAACTGGTCAAGTACTTGGTACAGCTAAACCACCTTTATTTGGTTTAACTGCTACTACAAGAAATACTGCAACAACTTTAACTTATGTTAAAAATGTAATCAGTATAAATAATTATACTGGTGCTGCAGCTCAAACTGTAACATTACCAGCAGCAGAATCTGGCGTAATAGTAGTTCATGCTCAGTCAGTTGATACAACTGGTGGTACAGCAAAATTAGTTTTTGATTGTGCTGGAACAGATGTATTTGCAACAGGTTCAGTATTTGAAAGCAGATCAGCTAACGCAGTAACTTTTGATACTTCAACAGCAGGCGAAACTAAACTTGAATATACGCCAGCTAACGCAGGTACTAATTTATTTAGTATTGGATCATATATTTATTTTACATGTGTTCAGGATGGAACATGGCAAGTAAGTGCTGATTTAAATTCATTAGGTGCAGGCACAACAGGTGCTTTCGCTTTTGCAGCGTAAATAATTAATTTTTAAGGGGCTCGAAAGGGCTCCTTAATACAAGGAGAAAAAAATGAGTTATAAAGGTGATATACAAGCAACTAGATTTACAGCAGCTACTTCTACTGTAATTGTAGCTCCTCCTGTAAGATTAAGAGGAATTATTATTGCATCTAGTAGTTCAACTACTGTAGGTGTTGTTCAATTAAAAACAACTTCAGCAACAGGTACAACTTTATTTACAGCAGATGTACCAGCAGGAGATGTTATTAATTTTAGTTTTCCTGAAGATGGAATTCTATTTCCAAAAGGAATTTATGTTTCAACATTTACAAATGTTGCAGCAGTTACATTATTAACAGATAAATTTTCTGGACCAGGTTTAACGTAAAATTAAACACATGTCAGGATTTGGAAAACAAATTAAGGGAACTGGTAAAGCAGTTAACATGTCACGTGGTGGCATGCCCCCACGTAATAAAAAAAATTTTAGATCTACTAAAGCTGGAGCCGGTATGACTCAAGCTGGAGTTCAAGCTTATAGAAGAATGAATCCAGGTTCTAAATTAAGCACAGCTGTTACAGAAAGTAACCCAGGTAAAAAAAGAGCAGCAAGAAGAAAATCATACTGTGCAAGATCTGCTGGACAAATGAAAATGTTTCCAAGTGCTGCAAAAGACCCTAATTCAAGATTAAGACAAGCAAGACGTAGATGGAAATGCTAGCTTGTAATGTCTTATTTAAATGCTAATATACCACCCATTTACTGTAAAATAAGGAGAGAATATTTATATGACTTACGAAAACATCACGGCGAAACTGAAGATTGTGTGGTCTTTGCTATTGCAAGTATTCCAGGGCGTGCAATCTTATTTCATGCTTTACTTACGAATGGTGCAATATTCTGGAGGCTTCCTATCAGTGCTTTTCTTCAAGGAAGAAACAGCGGTACTGTGCATCAAGGAAAAATGGAATCTCCAAATCTCGAAGATCTTCAGTTATGGAATTCATTTAGTTATTATCCTTCTGTTACTACTTTTGATTTTTTAATCGGACAACGCTGTAAATATTTAGGTAAAGATAAAAAATTTATACATGGTGAATATTTATTTACAATTGATTGGGCACATCCAGAACCTAATATCTTGGATACTGAACATTCCGAAATTCCTGATCAGCATAAGTGTGCTCATGTTTTGGCTCTTGATAACGGCAATTATGCAGCTCAGCCTAATAATCGTATTTTGTGGAACATTAGTAGTTTTACTACTTCTAAACATTGGCCAGACTATAAAGTTCAAACTAACGAATGGAACGTAGAAAACAAAGACTGGAAATTAGAAGACACTGATGATATGTTTTATCAAGTGGAGGAAAAATGAGTAGCGAATTTAAATTAAGTGATCAAACAAGTGTAGCATTACCAGTTAAAAATATAGTGGCTATTATATCTGCTATTGTTGTAGCGGTATGGACTTACTTTGGAATAGTTGAAAGACTTAATAGACTTGAAACAAATGAAAAGTTAATGGCGCAAGATCTTTTAAAAAAAGCAGAACAAACTCCAAAGAATCAAGAGATGTATATGTTGATTGAGTACCAAGCTAAATCAATAGACAAACATTCTAAACAATTAGAAGAGAATGTGCATACAAAAGTACTAATAGCTCAATTAGAAAAGAAAATAGATAAACTAGAAAAAGAATTAGATACATTACGAGGTAAGTAATGATAGAAGCTGTGTTTGCATTATTAATGTACATGAACAATAAATTAGAAGGTTATTCACCTAAATCCAGTCTTGCAGATTGTTTAGAACAGAAAAGAAAAGTAGAACGTGATGGTAATCCAAGTGTTACTTCATGGAGTTGCAAAGAAGTAAAAGCCATTGTAGAAGTAGATAAACATGGTGTTAAACGTATCAAAGAAGTTAAACAAGACTAATTGTATTAACAATCTAGCAGTTGGATGCTGCCTCTTAAATCACTGTAAATGTTATGATAATCAAGACTACAATAATAAGATATTTGATGATAGCTCTAGCAGCATTTGTATTAGGTACATTTTTCCCCAATCCAGTCGCCAAGAA